TCCCATACAGATGATACTTCATCCATTGGTGGTATTAGCTCAATTTCCATTTGTGTCCTTTAAAATTTGTTTTTCCATTCAGGAAACTCCTCTATATTTATATTTTGTTTCTTACTCCAACGCAGTGCCTTATGGTAACAAGTATTACATAGTTTTCCATCTTTTCTCCATTTAATAGACTCTATTCGTCCACAGATTAAGCACTCATTTACTCTCTCTGCTGTTCGCTTAGCTAGTAAGCTTCCGTCATAGAATAATTCTTCAAATGTTGATGCATTGTAGCATGAGTATCGTTTATAGGCTCTAGCTAACTCAGTAGGTGAAAGGTCTAAAATATATGCCCATTCAGCTATTGTATGGGATTCTCCATTATGGATAATAGCGGTAGATAAATTTTTATTGTTTTGCTGCTCACGGTCAGTAGCCCATCTACAGTTAGATGGTTCATAATTTCCATTCGGGTCAATCCTATCTAGTGATGTACCTTCTGGACGTTCACCCATGTCTTCTACAAACTTATCAAAATTATCTACCCATTCATCACAGATAGTTATTCCTTTTAATTTATAGTGTTTACTATTCGCATTATTATGCAAGCACCTATTACGCATAGAACGCCAACTATTGTATGTTAAGGAAGTAGATGGAGTTTCCCATTTAAAATAACCTTTTGCCATGTATATATCCTTTTTTATCTAATTATACTGGATATTTCAGGATATGTCAACTAATTTACCATTTACTACATGTTGTTTCACTACTCTACTATCAGTGGCACCTTCTGTCTTACTAACTATATCTATAACTAGTTGGGAATACCCTACAAGGTCCCTCCAATTATCAAGATAGTATGGATTGCCATTAACTATACGACCAATCTTATGGCAAATCATTTCTAGTGCTTCTTTCATATAATCCTGAAGTTCTGGATACTTGCCTAAAGATTCAACTTTCATAGCATCTTTCATAGCTTGAGTGATGCGAGCGTGTTGTTCGAATTCACCATAGTTGTTACCACGTTCAGCTAGTATGTTTTGTATTTGCATAGTGTTCCTTTAAAAGAGTTTATATTTACCTAGAATGGAAGAGAGCTGGTAAGCTCTCAACTGTTCTAGGAAACTACAGCTATCAGAAGGATATTTCACATTGTCCTCCTGAACAAGCTTGAGCACCCATAGTATTAATATCTGTAAACTTCTTAGCTGTTAATGCTTTAGTAAAGTCTACTTCTCTAGCACTATTTTGGATTCTCCACCATTTGTGAAGAAGGTACACATCTTTAAGACAGTCCGTACATACCTCAGCTGTTGGAAAATGCTTAGCAAACTTATTAAATCTACGTATCCAGTCTCGTTTTAGAAGGTCCTTATGCTCTTCTGTTAGGATTTCACCATATCCAAGAGCTGTGTTACAAGCTGTCCATAAGTCATTGTTGAATGCAGCTAGTCCAGCTTCAATAAGTGCTGAGGTAAATAAAGCTACTTCTCCATATTTAGCTACTATCTGCTCATGTGTTAATACTTCTGCAAAGGGTGATTGAGGGTATGCTTTGTCCCCAGATGCTGCTAAGAAACTTATACCACAGAATGCTTCTTTGTTGTCATAGATGTAGTCAAATACTTCATCCCAGTCATCAACTGTGATTGTGTTTGAGACGTTGTGACGAAGCCAAGGTTGAACACATAGTTCATGATTGGTTCCATGTTCAATCCATACTTGTTGAGCTTTCTTTACATATTCTAATTGTTTTATACCAAGTAGGTCACGTTTGTAAATTGAAGTCTCTGGTGGTGTGATTGGAAAGGCAACTACAATGTCTGTTGTATTCCAGACTGAGTTCTCAACCATTTCTGGTAATTCTTTAATAAAGAACTGGGCTACTTCTGTTTCTTTATTGAACTGTGCATGGCGAATATACTGTGGTGCGTGTTCACCATGAATGCCTGCTGCACAGCCTAGAAGTACAGACGCATTGCCTGACGGCTTAACACATGTTGTACGAGCTGCTTGGTTAATACCAATCATATCAGCTACAACTTTGTTCCAGTGCTTCACAATATTGGCACCTTTAATAAGGACATCTTCGTTAAAGAGAATGTCTGGTCTGCTCATCCAGCCCGTTATAGAAGCACCAATTAAGGCTTCACGTTCTACAATCTCTTTAGTTGCTGGAGATAGGAATTTGAAGTCTGTATAAGATGCTTGGATTGTGCCAAGAATTGCAGAGTATTTACATTGTTGGTAAAAGTCTTCTTCTGACTTAATATTACCTCCAGCACCCTCGGTTAAATTACACATCTGCCAACCTGATTCACCAGAAGCTGTGTAGGCATATTGTCCTATCTCAACACAAGGGTTAAATAATGCTTCAGTGGAGTCTGCTAGTATAAACCCAGGTTCACCTGAATGTTTAATGGATTCCTTGATGGTGTGTAGTTCTTCTCTGGTTACTTCTGAACGGAGGATAAGAGCACTATTGTTACTACGACCTCTCTGTGCATTGGTTGTAAACCAATCACCTGTCTTAGCGTTTAGCATCTCTATATCATCTTTAGAGAAGATACAAATTGTAGCTGAACGTCTAACACCTCCAGATATTACAGCGTCTGCAATGAACATTACAATATCGTATGCTACAATTGGTCTGATACTAACTGGTCCAGTGTCAGACAACTGAGCCTTTAACATAGTTTCAATTTTAGATAGTGCTAATTGGAGAGCTTCAGGACCAGGAGCTTTGAAACCTCCTGATATGAATGCACCTTTAGGTCTAATCTTTTCAAAATTGAAGTAGACTTTTCTACCTGCATACTCTGGGTGTTTGCCCCCATCTACGAAGAAGGAAGATAGTAGCACATCTACAGCTTCACTCCAGCCTTCTATCGAGTCTGGTATAACAAACTCTTTAGCTTGCTTGGTACGTTTAACTATCTGTGGTAATTTAGCTACATGATGGTGTTGTACTGAGAAACCTACACCAGTTCCACATAGCAGGAGATAGAAAGCCTCACCAAAGAAGGCTGGTCTATCACAGTACGAGGCAGCACAGTTGTACATTCTAGCTTGATGCTTGAGTAACTGCTCTCCTCCAAATTGTAAGGCTCGTTGAGCACCTAGAAACATTTTAGCTTGATATGATAATTCTGCTTCAGCAAGTAGGACCTCTAAGTCAGGTGTAAGTTTATCTTTAGATTTTAACCAACTACGGTGCATATTCATAACTCTAGCTACAGCTTCATTCCATGTTTCATATCTGTTGTCTTCATCTCTATAACGAGCATAGTCATTATAGAATTTAGCATCAGACATTATATCTATTGCATTCCAGCTCATATTGCTCCATTCAGTAAATTAGTGTTATGGGATATGGCTTTAACAACTGCGTTAACCCTCTCCCAATCTCTATTCTCTAATGGTGTTTTTAATAGCTTATTTAAAAGCTCTGATGCTTTTAAAATTCTAGCTTCAAGACCCTCTTTCATTCCTGGAAGCTCTTTGATGTCACAACCATATAGATACTCAGTGGTCTTCATTATACTGCTCTTTTAAGTTGAGCTGCTGGTCTGAACTTAGGTACTGTTTTAGCTGGTGATGTCCAAGTACGTCCACCTAATGGTGCTGTGCCCGTTCTAGCTGCTTGCTGCGCTGGGTAGAATTTGCCTAAGCCAGAGATGTTAACTTCTTCACCTGATGCAAGTTTATCTTTTATAATACTAATCATCATCTCAACTGCTCTAGATGCTGCTGCTTTAGATTCAAAGTCATTGAGCATAGATAGCTCTTGTACGAATTCTGCTTTAGTCATTGTTGTTCCTTTAGTTATATGTTTTACGTAAATAATGAGCAATACCTAAAGCATCACAACGACCATCGAGGATGCCTCCTTTCGGACCAGTTAGCTCTGCTAACGGGTAAAGTTTGCTCATAACCTCAAATGTTCCTTGTTTACCAGACTTAGCTGGTATTTGACATGATTTCTGCCAAGCTTGTGGACGAACTAATTCATAGCCAATGTGCAGGGTTTGTAGCATACCTTCAAGCTCACCTAG